GGGTTAAATCCATCTAGGTCGCCTGTTAGCTCAAGTGCTTTGTTGATTGTGTCTCTAGTATAACCTAGATTATATGCTTTGCTGTCTTTTATTTGGTCAAGAATTTGATTTGCTTGAAAATAGTTCATGGTGTGACGCTTTTACGCAACTCTGCCAATTTAGCCAATGTCTCCAAAGAAGGTGGCACAGCCTTCTTTCGGTCTTCCGCAATCTTCCTCAACGCAGCGTCTTGGTTTGGCGGTGGTGGCGTAGTGATACCCGCTACATCGTATTTGTTGGCAAAAGGCTGGCGCTCGTTTGTCTTCAGCCATTCAGCCTGCAAACCTTGCGAACCTCTTGCACACCAGATGGTCAGGAAAGCGTTTAAGCTGATTCCTGCTTTTTTAGCTTCATCAATGGCTGAACTCAAAACAGTTTCAGTCACTGGTGCTTTCTTGGCTTTACGCAGTTGTAGCCAATCACGCCAAACGTTTTCTGCTACACCATCGGGGCAAGCAACGACAGTTGCGGCAACCTTGGTTGCTTTCTTTTCCTTTTCCTTTTCCTTTCCATTCCCTTCCATTCCCAATGGTAGGACTACGGTAGTAGTAACGGAATCATCCAACACATCGCACAAAGCCTTGATTTTGCTTGGGTTTTTCTTATTGATGACTTGGTGCTTTGCAAAGTTGCAAATATGACCATATCGCTTCCCATCATGGCCTTTGTAAAGTTCTATGTAACCAATACGGTGAAGTTCATCAATCATTACCGTAATAGTGTTGGAAAGTTCCCGTAATGGAAAAATGTCAGATTCAATCAGCTTTGGATGTGCATTGAAATAGCCTTCATCATCCGCATGGTTAAGCAATCCAATTGCCAACAATGCAGCTTCTGGGCTTACAGAAGCTAATGATTCATCACGCCAAAAGTCAGGTTTTATAGTTCTAATTCGAGCCATTGTGCTTCTCCAAGAAAAGTTTTGTTAATTCGTCTTTTGTGAAAGAACTCAAAACATCGCACAAGCTATCGAATTCGTAAGAACCCCAATATCCCATTTTTACCAATGTAAGCAAAACATTAGCTTTTGACGATTCCAAGTCAATGTGTTCATCTGCATGACATTCAGCGCATAAAGTTACAAGTTCATCTACGTCATAGTCCCACGGGCCTTCCGCATACGGCCTGTAAACTGGATGATGTGCGTTCAATGTTTTGTCTGCTTTTCCGCAGCAACGACAAGTCCATTTATCACGCTCAAACACACGCAAACGCATTTGCTGCCAACGAGGGTCGAGCAGCTTTTCTGAATAGGTCTTTTTTGCCATAAGGCTTCTCCGCAAACTCCCAGAAAGAAACACAGGCAGGCGGGGAGTACGCTTTTCGGTCAGCTAATTACTTCTGACCTAGCCCTGTTTCAAAACATTATATCTTGAGAAGTATCAAAATCAAGATAACGATAACAAGAAAATGGAACATCAGTTAAACCAAAGGTAAAAACCGTGAAGAATGCCAATTGGAAAGAAGATAGCGCCAGCTACCAAGAATCCCCAAAAGCCTTGTGCAAAGCAAGTGAAGATGTGGGTAAGCCAGGCAACAAAACAAAGCAGTCCGATAAATTGGCCCATCATGCTTCCTTCACAAAAATGCCATCAGCGTTCATTGAACCTTTGCGGTCTTTGATTTGCTCGTATGCGTGAGCCAAGCAGTCTGTCAGATTTACGTCAAGCAAAGCACAGACGTTGATTAGGCAAACGACAGTATCGCCAACCGCATCAATTGCTTCTGCTTTGTTGTTGTCACGCAACGCATCGACCAGTTCGTTGATTTCCTCAACGGCTTTGATTGCTTGAGCAAACGGTGTGCTGTTTGGAATGATCTTACGAGCCTCAGACCATTGCACAACTTTCATTTCATATTCAGCGTAACTCATTAGAAGCAGCTCGTTGTGCATTGTTGACCGTTACCAAAGCAAGTGGTCGTGCAAGTGACCATCTTGCCGTTCATCATGTAGGTGTTGGTATACATCTGAGCGTTGGCGCTGATTGCAAGCGTTGCTAGGATGATTGCGATTGCTTTTTTCATGGTTTAACTCCTTTGAACCATTTGGGTTTAATAACTCTGAGTTGCCAGAGTCGAGCCTTTGGGACTTCCTTCCATGCCGAAATAGCTGGTTGGCTAATCCCTAAGATTTTGGCAAGCTCAGTCTGTGAGCCTGCAAGTTTGATAAGCTGTTCTTTGTTCATGTGTGAAATGTACCATAAGCTAGGTTGTTGCAGTCAAGCAACATTTACAAAATATTTTTTGCCTTCTTGCTAAAACTGCATAATCTCGGTTATATTACATACATCCCGCAGCGCAACGCAAACGGTACTTAGGAAACAAAATGAAACTTAACGACACCACTCGCACCTATCCCAGAACCATGCAAGAAGCCTACCCAAACACTTATGACGCTATTGAAGCGCGTCAACGTTGGGAATGGTTAGAAGCACATCAATCTAACGCAGCAGCACAAGCCGAATTCTGGGTTTATATCGCCTGCGCCTTTGCAGCTGGATTCGTAGTCTCTCAACTTTGGGGTTAAACATGAAAAACATCGCATCTGCTTTGGTAAAAGCACAAAAAGCCTTTGGCCCTGCACTCAAGACTTCTACCAATCCACACTTTCGCTCAAAGTATGCTGACCTTTCAGCTTGCGTTGAAGCTGTGATTGACGCGCTTAACAACAACGGCATTTTCCTTTTGCAAAAGAACTATGACTGCGCCGATGGCATCATGGTCGAAACTGTGTTTGTCCATGAATCAGGCGAGATGTTGGAATGTGGCATTGTTCACTTTCCTGCGGTCAAGAAAGACCCACAAGGTTACGCTTCTGCGCTGACATACGCCAGGCGTTACAGCTTGATGGCGGCTTGCGGTATTGCCCCAGAAGATGACGATGGTCACAAAGCATCCAACCGTCAAGCATCCCTTGACAGTTCAGCAATGGCTGACCACATCACAGCAATCCAAGACGCAACTGACGAAGCAACGCTTAAATCCGCCTACCAAGCAGCTTACAAAGCCTGCGGCACAGACGCTAACTGGCAGAAAAAAATTATTGCTGTCAAAGATGAAAAGAAAGCGAGCCTCAAATGAGAAAAGAACTTGCAAAAATCACACACTTTGACATTGGATTAAGTGGATATGACGGTGCAATGTTTGGTATCAGCGTAACTTTTGGCGGGAAAGGCTGGGGCGTATCTGACTTTGATGGGACTTGGTCAGATAAACCAACAGATCGTCATAAATGGACAGTTGAAGATCAAACAAAAATTTGGGGAGATATGTGCAGACGAGCCGCAAATTTAATGAAACAAGCAAAAGTAAAAACTTGCAAAGACATGGTAGGAATTCCAGTTGAAATTTGTTTCAATGGAAGTAGTCTTGATTCATGGCGTATTCTTGAGGAGGTTTTATGATTGAACAAGGTTCACCAGAATGGTTTGCACAACGCCTTGGCAAAGTGACTGCCAGCCGTGTTGCTGACGTTATTGCCAAGACAAAGACGGGTTACAGCACTAGCCGCGACAACTACATGGCTCAGTTGGTTTGTGAGCGTATGACCAACACCGTAGCCGAATCCTATTCAAACTCAGCTATGCAATGGGGTACTGAAACAGAACCATTGGCTAGGGCAGCGTATGAAGCCCATGCTGACGTTTTAGTGGATGAAGTTGCCATGATTACTCACCCAACGATTGAAGCCGCTGGCGCTTCTCCTGACGGGCTTGTGGGCGATGTTGGTCAGCTTGAGATTAAGTGTCCTAACACGGCAACGCACATTGACACCTTGTTGAGCCAAACAGTGCCAGGCAAGTACAACACACAGATGCAATGGCAGATGGCTTGCACTGGTCGTGAATGGTGTGACTTTGTGTCGTTTGACCCACGGTTGCCCACAGAGCTTCAACTGTTTGTAAAGCGCGTTACCCGTGATGCTGCTTACATTCAAATGCTTGAAGAAGAAGTCAAAAAGTTCTTGGTTGAACTAGATGGCAAAATTACGAAACTTAACGAACTGAAAGAAAAAAATGGCAATAATTTATGAAGTGACTGTCCGAGCTGGCACATACCAAAAAGACGGTCAAGAAAAAGTGCGTTACCAGCGCATTGGTAGCGTCATTGAAACCAAGAAAGGCCCAATGCTGAAACTTGACCAAATGCCTTTGGTTGAAGGTGGTTGGGAAGGTTGGGCTTATTTGTTCACACCAAAAGAAGGCGACCAAAAGTTTGCGCCAGCCAAGCAATCTAATGATGGCTTTCCAGACGATGACATTCAGTTTTAATTGATTTCGGTGGGAAAGCGGATGCTGTGACGCTATTACCTAAATGGTTGGCTTTTTAGCCAGTAAGTTCAGGCATTGCAGTGCAGCGAGTACCACCACCCAAAAACTTTAGGAACCAATATGTTTAAATTTATACGAGCAAGAGCAACAGACGCAATCACCAGCTTTCAAGCGGCTGATTCAATCAAAGACGTAGCCAAGATGCACCAAGAAGTCATTGTGGCTTGCTTGCAACGTTTTGGGCCAATGGGCAAAGATGGAATTGCAATGCACACAGGTCTTCAGAGCAACCAAGTAGCAAGACGTTTAAGTGAGTTAGAGAAAATGGACTGCATCGAACAAACAGGCATTACCGTCAAATCAAACAGCGGTAGGCAAGAGCGTGAATGGCGCTACAAACCAGTGCAAGAGAGTTTCTTATGAGCCTTGTACTATTTGGACTTTTTATTGATTGGATGCTAGATGAATGTTAATGCTTTTTCCCCAAAATACGTTGAAACGTATATGCCAGAATTTATGTCTTCTATCCGCAAAGAAGCAGCCCAAAAAGCAAATGGCGTGAAGTACGGAACAATGGCACGAGCCACACGCGAAAGTGATGGAACAACTAAGTCTAGTCCTTTGAGCGACTTTCCAAAGACTAAGCGCATTTCACTTGAGCCAACTGAGTTTTTTACATATGCAAAGGCAGGTATGCCAAAGGGGGTTAAATGAACGAACCAGCGTTTCCAACACCGCGTTACGCACGTGGAGATATGTATTCACTTGGCATGACATTGCGTGACTATTTTGCTGCCAAGGCAATGCAGGCATTTATTTCAAGTCCACATGTAAAGCCTATGTGTAAAGATAGTGAGATTTCTGAAGCAGCTTATTTGGTAGCAGACGCAATGCTGAAAGCGAGGGAACAATGAGCGCAGGCGGTAAAGGTCATTCACAGCGACCAACAGACCAAAAGAACTGGTCAAACGGTTACGACAACATTAAATGGACAAAAGAAGAAGATGAAGAATTTGAACGCATCACCGAAGTACAAGACGGTTCTAGCACCCAACGCACCTTGGCCCAAGCACGAAGCGGAAAAGAAACCTTACCGCCTGCGTGAAGTTGGCTTGAAAACAGTAAGGATTTCATCAGAAAATGGCTCTTTAGACTATTTCCTGAAAACCCATGAAGAACTTAATAAATCAAAGACTGCCGCGAAATCTAGAATCCGTGACAAGCTATCGGGGCGATTCAAGAGTAATTGAGGGATGGATGGGTAGACAGCAGCGCCTTGCAACTGTCAGAGAACAAAGGCTCTGGCGTTGCAAGGTGTGTGATGAATATTTTCAAACACTAGGCGAAGCAAGGGAACACAAACATGGCTAACGTTTTAATGTTGTCAGCAGTTATTGGCGTTGGCGTTGTAATTTTTTGCATTACATTGCTTGTTGTTGCCGCCTTGCTTGTGCATTACGCCTGAAGCACTTCTAGCGCATGAGTAATGTGCTTAACTCGATCATCAAGGCCAATAGTACCGCCATTGATCTTTTTGGTTAGGCCAATCCAATCAGCGTTAGCAGCCAGGCGGTTGCAGTCGTGAGTAGACCAAAACCAGCCAGCAGTTAAAGCTGCATACTTTGGAGTTGCTACCAAGTCAGGCTCCATCACAAAGTCAACGCCTAGCGCTTTTCCAGCGTGAAAATAATTTGCATGACCAGTGAGCTGAATACAACCACGACCACGGAAACGGTAGCCATCTCCAGACGCCTCGTCACGGTTTCCCATTCGATTTGAGTAAACCATGTTTGCAATTTTCTTAGGATTACCACCATACTGATTTGCAACTTCTAAAGTAGGAAAACGCTTTGCCCACAGTTTCATCAAAGTGGCAGAGCGATAGTTCAAGTTTTCCTCAAGGATGCGAAAGTTTCCGCATTCGTGAGAACACTGACCGATGAAGGCAGCTTGTTTGTTTGGCGTATCAATCTGAAAGCGCTCAAATGTCTCATTTAAAGCATCAACCCACTGAGGGCCAATCTTGAGCTTTGCTAGTTGTTCAGGTGTAACCATTTTTAAATGTTCCTTTATAATGGCGCAACGGCCCGATGCGTCAACACCGAGCCGTCACTTTTCAAATCATTGCATAGGAGTGCAACAGCATGAACGAATTTGATTTTACAGGTCTTAAAGAAAAGTTTTCTTACTGTCCTAATTCTGGTTTTTTGACTAACAAAAAAACTGGAAAAGTAAGTGGCACAAAAAATAAAGACGGATACCTTACCGTAAGCTATAAGCGTAAAAATTTTTATGCACATAGGGTTGCTTGGGCGATTACATACGGTAATTTTCCTGATTCTATGCTTGACCACATTAACAGAAATAAAGCAGACAACAGACTTTGCAATCTTAGGCAAGCAAATGCGTCTATGAATAACCAGAACAAGAAATTTTTTGGTGTAACAAGTCCAAAGCAAACTAAAAAATTTGCTGCTGCTATTACGGTTAACAAAAAAAGAAAACATCTTGGCTACTTTTTTACAAAAGAAGATGCTCACAGAGCTTATGTAGAAGCAAAGAAAATCTATCACCCTACTGCACCTGAGAATTTATTTGCTGTCTGACTGCATCATAAGAAGTGATGCAGGCGTTGAGCTCGTTGATTGCCCTGTCGCCTTCTGCTGCGAGTTGAGCAATAAGTCTGAGAGTC